ATTTTGGTTTGGTTGTTGTAGATAAACCGTTGCATCTTTTGATGCTGTTATAAAATAGTATGCCATTATCTTACTCTACCTTTTATGTCTGAATCAGGATATTTCACCTCAAAAACTGATGGGTCTAATGATGGATATACAATCTTATCTTTTGTTGCCGCAGTAATGTTATAAGAATTATTTGTATATCTACCACCCCCACATTTATTTACAATTTCAACCATAGGTACTGATGATACTCCTTCAACATTTGCTATTAACAATTCAACTTCACTCAAATTTATAGTTTGATTAAATTGCCAATTTTCAGTATTGAAGTAATCTTTTAACTCAGTTATACACTTAGTCAATACTTCAGATTTATTGTAATTTTGGTAAACAATAATTTCAAAGTTTATACCAATATTTATAATAAAACCATCTAATATATTTACACCATCAGTTAAGATACGGTATTCATTTAAATAAGTTTTTAAGTTTTCTTTTACGCCTCTATTTAATTGACTTAACCTACCATCAGAATTATATCCTAATAAATAAAGATTAATTGCAAATGGATTATTTTTTTCGTTTGTATTTGAAGTTTTTCCAATTAAAAATTTTTGTATATCTTGCTTAACACTTGCTACATTAGGTTCTTCACTATCAGGTTTATTTACAAAGCTCATTACCAAATCAGTAAATTCTTGCAAATTATTTGGAGATGCTAATATTGATGATGGTGAATTATTATCTAACGTACCATCTGCTGTTGCAAATGCCTTTGCTATACCACCATATTTTGCAGGCATAGATAATGCTCTTACTTGATAATCTTTTGCAGTAACTGCTCTATTTTGAGAACCAAAATTTGCTAATGCATTCTGTCTAATTTCTTCTACAGTCTCACCACTTCTACCACCAGTTGCAGGTACTTCATTATCTATTGCTATGGAATTTTTAACTGTGTTGTACGTTGCTAATTCTGGTGTTGAAAATAAACTCAAATCTTCTTCATATTGAACTGCACTTATTCTTGTCAATTCACCTACACCAATATTTGAATTTACACCACCACCAATTAAATACTTAACTGTTATTGTTGTGTTGGCTGGTGATGTTCCATATGTTTTTGTTTTTAAAAAATTAGTTGGGTCGAATGATTCTTCCAATCTACTAATTGAATTTGGTAATCCCAATCCTACATTCTTAAGATTTGGAATCAATTGTTCATCTGCCGCAGATGGGTCACCAGCTCCAAATTGTATAGTCATTGTACTATCTGCATTTACTTTAGTAACAAATCGTTTTGGAGTTCTAATGGTTTTAAGAACATATGGTACTGTAGTTTTGAATTGATATAAATCAGGATCGTTTGCTTCAGTATTTGGCATATCAGCAAAAACCATTTCTTGTGCTAAATAAGGTACTTCATAATATTTGTTATTATTAGAATCTCTTACATCATAAATTTCTATTATATTTGTATCATCTAAATTAATTCTCTGAAATGGTTCGTATGTTCCAAAATCAAATGTTATTGTTTTTTCATCAGCTGATATAGCTTGTACATATTTTTTTATAAGATAGAATGTTGGTTCTCCTGTTATTGCATCTCTTTGATATACTGTGATTTCTCTATCTGTTTCATCATTAAAGTCCACAACATTTGTAGTTCTAAAAACCACTCCATTTGTATTAGATGTAGTGCGTAATCCTTCCCTTATTCTTAAATAATATTTTGGGTCTGGTTTGTTATTAGCGCCAGTTCCTATTGATGGGACTAATTGATAAATTGATAATGTAGTTATTGCTGGCGCAGTTACTTTTGGTTTATATCCCAAATATTGAGATAATGCTAAAATATTTTGAATATCTTCAGCATACACCATTAGAGATTCTTTTAATGTATCATCAACATAATAAGATAAAGAATCGCCAATATAAGATGCCATCTCTATAAACATCATACCAGGAGAAGCCTCATTAAAATCTGAATACGTTTTTGGAAAATAAGTCTTAGCATACTCAATAAGATTTTCTCTAAAACTTACAAAATCCTTATTAAGATATTTTATATCTCTACCTTTATTTTTAAAATTCTTATTTGTAATAGTTAATGCCATACTTTTTTATTATGCTGCTACATTAAAAGTAACACTGTTTAATTCTGGGTTATTTAAAACTGAAAACGATATTGTAATATTAACTAAATTATTATCTCTTTCATAATTTCCGTTTTCAACTAAAATATCTTCTACATTTACATATGGTAACCAAATTTGTATGGCACTTCCAATAGCTTCTTCTATTTTACCCGGAAGTTGGTCATCATTAAAATCAAAAATTAGATTTTGCAAATTACTTCCAAATTCCGGTTGCATTGGCCTCTCACCTTTTTTTGTGAGAAGTAAATTTTTAATATTAGATTTTGCTTGTTCTGCTGTTTTATATGCCTGAGCAAATGAATTTCCTGTCATCTGCAAAGGTAGTGTTATACCAATAGCATAATCTTCGTATTTTTTTACGTCTTGAACAAGTTTACTACCTAATACAATTGCCATTATTTCTTAAATCTTTTAACAAGCTCAGAATAATCTCTATTAAAAGCTTTATCTAATTCAGCTACGCCCGTTTGAACTCCCAATCCGGTTTTTTGAGTTCCATTAGCGAATTCACCATAACCCATTTTTTCAGCCATTGCTGTTCTACCAACTATTGAACCCATATCAGCCTGTCCAAACGCCATAGTTCTAAAACCACCAGCATCATTTGAAACAGCTGCTTTTGTTTCGTTTAGTATTTGATTAATCATTGGATTCTTACTAAATTCTTTTGATTTTGTATCTGCTACTTTAATTACTTCCTCACCTAAAATAGCTTTAGTCATACTTAATCCAGTATTTTTTGGTTGTTTTTGTTCAGCCAACAATTTCTTCATTTCAGACCTTACAGCTTCCTTAATAAGAGTAGGAAGTTGTTGTTTAATTTCCTCTTTAACTAAGATTTGAATGGCTTGTACTAATTTCTCAGTATTCATATGTCTTTATTTGTTATGTTTATAAATATTTGAATGGTATATTTTTGGGATTTTATTATACTTGTGTAGAATATACATCAACTTTTGTAACTAAAGATGCTAAATAACTACCACTACCCCTCTTTATTGGACTACCAGCAATTATACTTGTAATTAATAAATTAGCATCCGATTGGGAAGCCCCTTGAGTTGGAATACCCATTTTTTTAGAAAAAGTTTTAAGACTTCTATTAATAAACCATGCACAGCTATCTGCAGCTGGTTCTGGTTGTTGTAATAATTCTGGGTTTGTGACTAAAGAAGTATTTTTGTAAACTGCCAATGAATTTGCCGTATAATTAGCTTTTCCTGTAATTTGGATAAACCCTCTACCTCTATATCGGAAGCCATCACCAGATGATGTATTTCCTAGCCACTTACCAACATTACCCGAATCAGGACCATACATTAAATCTCCCATACTTTGTGGATTAGATTTAATTCCATTTAGTTCTACATCGGAATATTTTGAAGCTCGTTTACCAAATATAGACCTAATTCTTTCATTTGATGTACCACCATAATTCATAAATTCAACAATAGGTTGTCCACCAGATTCTTTTAAAGCATTTGCTTTTACCGCTTTTACTATTGCTTCATCAGTAATACCAACTTTAGCTAATGCCCTTTCTATTAAATCTAAATTTTTATTTTTGTTATACTTTTTACCACCAGAGCCAGCATCTTTTTTTTGTGGATTTTTTCTTTCATCTTCTTCAGTTTCTTTATTTCTTTTATTTTTTTCTTCTTCGTTTACTTCATTATTTGTTTTCACAGCTTCTCCAATAGGTATCCTTTCATTTACAGTTTCGTCTATAAATCTTTTACCAACTTGTCTTACTTCTTCATCATCGGTTTCTTCAATTACACTTTGAACCGCTTTTATATCTTCCTCTGCTAATTCTCTTTGAGTTGCTAAAGCTTCTGCTTCTTCTTCAGTTGGAACTTCATTTATATCTGAAGCTGTTGGTTGACTTGGAGTTGCTGGGTCAACAAAGTATCCTGTCCAAGTTAATATACCTGGTGCTGGAGTTCCTGTCGGTGGATATAATGAAGTTGTACTTATAGTACCACCAACTGTTGTAAGATGTTGTGTAGCATAAGCTATAAAATCATCTACTATTAAGCCTGTATTTTTAGTTGGTGAAATTGCTGACATATATTATTTTTTTACAGGTAGTACATAACCTAATGCTTTTGCAGTAGTAGTTTTCTTTTTAAATACACCAACCCCATTTCTACTAAACCCACCACCAGAAGTATTACCTTCTATCGTTTTAACTATATTTCCATCAACCGATTCTACAATACCTATATGATGTGCATCAGCAGGTGTACCATATAATATGGCTGCTCCTATTGCTGGTGTTGTACTCCACAATCCATTTTTCTTTGCCCAACTAACCCATTGGTCACATCCTGCACTATTTGGTGATTTTGCTCCCGCTGATTTGAACCAACTTGAAACAGCAGCTGCACACCAAAAGGCTGGTGCTTTATGACCAACTCCAGCAAGAACAGAAGAAACATAAGGTCCCCAATTTTCAGGTTTGCCCGGTGGGAGTGGGTTTTCTAATTTACCAACATCCATATTTGCATAAGCAACAATTCTTTTTCCAATATCGGATTCAGCCACATTTGGTGGTGGTCCTTGTGGTTCATCTGCTGGTCTTGATGGTGTATTAGTTGTGACCTGAATTGGATTTGTAACACCACCATCTAAAGGTATTTCAGTTCTTATTGGTGGTGTTCTAACATCTTCATCATCTACTGAATAGTTTTCATTTGTGGCTAATCTAGTTTCTTGATAAGATATTTGTTCTTTTGCTGCTTCTTTTATATCTTCAGAAACTTCTGGGTCATTTTCTATTGCTGCAAGTTCTTGTTTGGCACTTTCTAAATCTTCTTTTGCTCCTTGTTTTTGTTCTTCACTCATTTCAAAGTTTGGTTGTCCGCCTAAACTTTGTGGTGGTTGCCATTGGCCTGGATTACTAATTGAATTAGAAATTACAGCAACATTTACAACAGCACCAACAGCTGGTATGATGGGAATTGGCGTATTATACATTGTACCACTTGTCCAATATGCTAAAACACCCTTTCCCATTTCACCAACCAAATCATAAGGTTGTTTTGATGTTAAACCTTTTTGTAAAGCAACTACAAAAAGTTGTTTCATTGCTTCAACATTACCTTTTTGTAAAGGTACACCATGTACAGTATCTTTACCTCTTTTTATCGCAGCATCATATTCTCTAGCATACAATTCAGCTACCTGTTCTATACTTCTTATTTGGTCTGGATTGTTAGCAACATTTAATATATTATTTTTGAATATCTCCCAAGACATTATGAAGTTTTGTTTAAGTTACTCAAAGCAGTT